TTGGGAAGCTGCTCAAATGGGTTTTAGTGCATTTGATAACTTACCTCCACTATTTAGTGATTTTGTAATTTCAAGAGTAGCTGCTGAGGTTGCTTCTGCTACAGAAACATCATTATGGAGTGGTACAGATGTAGATGGTAGCTTTGCTGGATTTAAGGCACAAATTAACGCTGATGGTAATAGAACTTTAGTAACAGCTACTGATGTAACATCAGCAAACGTAGTAGCACAAATTGGAGCTGTAGTAGATGCTATACCAGCTGGAGTATATGGTGCTGAGGATTTATACATCTATTGTGCGCAAAACGTATTTAAAGCATATATAAGAGCTTTAGGTGGATTTGCTGCAACAAATAGTGGTGTAGATGCTAAATCACATACTTTCTATCAAGGTGGTGCTTTAAGCTTTGATGGTGTTAAATTATATCCAACAAGTGGTATGGGAGCAAACGAAATGGTTGCTGCAAGAGCTTCTAATTTATTTATGGGAACAGGATTACTTTCAGACTTCAATGAAGTAAAAGTAATCGATATGAGTGATATAGATGGAAGCCAAAACGTAAGAGTAGTAATGCGTTATACTGCTGGTACTCAAATCGGAGTAGGATCTGATATAGTACTTTACACATAATAGAAACAATTAACTAACATAAATAGGGTGGGCAAAACTGCCTACCCTTTTTTATTAAATCATAAAATATGGCTTGTGCAATAACAAAAGGTAGAGGAGTTGGATGTAAGACTGCCTTTGCTGGAATTAAAAATATTTACATCTTAGATTTTAGTGCTGCTATAGCTGCTTTAGGCGATAGTAGTGGTACTATAACCTTGCCTACTGATAACTCTGCTGAGTTCTTTAAGTTTGAAGTAAAGGGTGGACAATCATCTTTAGAAACAGTAGTTAATTCTTCAAGAGAGAATGGTACTACTTTTTATGAAAGCACTTTAAATGTAACTTTTCAAAACTTAGACGTAGCTACACAAGAGGAAATAAAACTTCTTAACAGAGGTAGAGCGCACTATGTAGTAGAGTTATATCCAGATGGTGCTGGTAATACAAAACGTTTACTATTAGGTAGAGATAATGGTGCTGAAATTACTGGTGGTACAATCGTAACAGGTGCTGCTGCTGGAGATTTACAAGGGTTTACATTAACAGCAGTTGCAACAGAGGTATTTCCTCCGTTCTTCTGTACTGAGCCAGATGTATCATCTGCTACACCAATTACACCGGCTTAGGATAATTAAAAAATATTTTATATATTTGTCCTATGTCTTGTAGTTAACGACATAAATAGAATTAGCCTTTCTTTTTAGAGAGGCTTTTTTTATACAAAATAAATTACTTTTGTTTATATATTAGTATGAAGTTAATAGGAACTAATGGCGATAAGACTTTTAAGGTTATACCTCGTCAATTTATTAATGGTGCGATTACTGTAAATCTTACAAGTGAAAGCACAGGAACTAATGTAAGTATTACACCAACTGCATCTACAGATCGAAATTATATGTCATTTGTTGCTGCTTTTGGTACTTTAACTGAGGGCGATTTTTATACCTTAGAAGTAAAAAATGGTGCTGCTGTTATATACAAAGACAAAGTGTTTTGTACAGATCAGACAGTAAACCAAACTAACAATGATTACTATTCTGTAAATAGTGGTGAATATACCACAGAGAATAGCTTTGATAACGATTACATTATATTATGAATGATTTAAGAATAGTTAATTTAAGCACTTACACAAGTCCAGAGATTGTAGAGAAGTCAAACAAAAAGTGGGTAGCTTATGGAAGTGATAATAATTACTTTGGGTACTTAATAGACCGATACAACGGAAGTCCTACAAACAATGCTATTATAAATGGTATTAGTCAAATGATTTATGGTAAAGGCTTAGATGCTTTAGATAGCAATACAAAGCCAGAGGCATATGCTAAAATGATTACTTTATTTCACAAAGATTGTGTAAGAAAGCTATGCTATGATTTAAAACTTATGGGGCAATGTGCTATGCAAGTTATTTACTCTAAGGACAGAAAAACAATTGCACAAGTAGAACACATACCAGTAGAAAACCTAAGAGCTGAGAAGTGCAATTCTAAAGGTGAGATTGAAGCGTACTATTATTCTGATAATTGGTCTAAGGTAAAACAAAGCACACAATTAAAAAGAATACCAGCTTTTGGTTTTTCTAATGAAAACATAGAGATATTATACGTAAAACCTTACAGAGCTGGTTACAAGTATTACTCAAGTCCAGATTATCAAGGTGGTTTGCAATATAGTGAGCTAGAGGAAGAAATATCTAATTATCACTTAAACAACATTCTTAATGGTTTAGCTCCAAGTATGCTAATTAACTTTAACAACGGAACTCCAAACGCAGAGGAGCGCCAAATGTTAGAAAACAGAATATATCAAAAGTTTAGTGGGTCAAGTAATGCTGGTAAGTTTATACTAGCTTTCAACGACAATGCAGAGAGCCAAGCAACTATAGAGCCTATACAACTAAGTGACGCACACAACCAATATCAGTTCTTATCCGACGAAAGTAGTAAAAAGATAATGGTAGCACACCGAGTAGTAAGTCCTATGCTTTTAGGTATTAAAGATAGTACAGGGTTAGGAAACAATGCAGATGAATTACAAACTGCAAGTACTTTAATGGATAACACAGTTATTAGACCATTTCAGCACCTTTTAATAGATGCCTTTGATGATATACTAGCTTTTAATAATATTGCCTTAAAACTATACTTTAAGACCTTACAGCCACTAGAATTTACAGACTTAGAAAACGTAGAGGACGAAGAAACAAAAGAAGAAGAAACAGGAGTAAAGTTAGCTAAAGATTTACCAGAAGATTTAGGTATTGAAATAGCTGATGCATTAATAGACTTAGGAGAGGACGAAACAGACCTTTTAAGCAACTTTGACGTAATGGACGAACGAGAAGTTAACTATGACGAAGAAGATGGCTTAGACGAGGTTATTACGGACTTGAACAAACCAAAAGAAAAAAGCACACTTGCTAAGATATGGGAGTTTGTAAGTACAGGTAGTGCAAAACCATTTAGAGAAAGCGAACAAGACGGAGAAAGCAAACAAGAAACTGAGGAGGGTAATACTTTCTTAGTTAGATATATGTATTCTCCGCAGAGATACAGTGCAAACTCAAGAAAGTTCTGTAAGAAAATGGTAGATGCTAAAAAGGTTTATCGTAAGGAGGATATAATGTCTATGGACACAAAAGCTGTAAATGCTGGTTTTGGTAAAGGTGGAAGTGATACTTATTCTATATGGCTTTACAAAGGTGGTGCTAGATGTCAGCATAAATGGTTAAGAAAGACTTATGTACGTAAAGATGGTGCAAAAGGTTTAGGAGATGCAATAACAACATCAGAGGCAAGGTCAAGAGGTTTTAAACCAGAGGCAAACGCTCAGAAAGTACCTGTAGCACCTAAAGATATGAAGTATAAAGGTTATACTGCTGAGTATTGGAATAAAATAGGATTTAAGAATTAATTATGGCTACAGCATTATTTATAAATAGAACAGATTTAGTCAAGAACTCAATACTTGATGGCAATGTAGATACAGATAAGTTTATACAATTTATTAAGGTAGCTCAACAGATTGACATACAAAATTTATTAGGTACAGACTTATACAACAAAATAAGTGCAGATATAACAAGTGGTGCAAGTGGAGGTACTGGATTAACTGGTAATTACTTAACACTAGTAAATACTTATGTACAACCTACTTTAATATGGTTTGCACAAATGAATTATATACCATTTGCTGCTTATCAGATTAAGAATGGTGGTGTATTTAAGCACAGTAGCGAAACAGCACAGAACGTAGATAAGAACGAGGTGGATTATTTAGTAGCTAAAGCAAGAGAATATGCTAATTATTACTCAACTAGATTAGTAGATTACTTAATTTTTAATAGTGAGTTGTTTCCAGAGTACAATACTAACTCAGATGATGATGTACATCCAGATACAGATACAACCTTTAAAGGGTGGGTTTTATGAAATATAAGATAAAAGAAACAAACATAACAAAATTAAAACATTACATAGATGCCGATACCAAAACCAAAAGCGAAAGAGAAGCAAAAAGATTTTATGATTCGGTGTGTAGCGGAAATGAGAAAAGAATACAAAAAAGAACAAGCAGTAGCGATATGCTACAAAACATATAAAGATAGATAAATGGCATTTGGAAAAATATATGATACAACTTACTGGGGTAATGGAGCAATAGACAACTCTATAGGTTGGGGTATAGTCTATAGAGATTTTATTGACCCTACAACAGCTTTTGAAATATTAGCAGAAAATGGTGATTATTTACAAACGGAAAACAACGAATACATAGTAATAGAATAAAAATAAAAAAATGGCAAATAAAAAATTTAGTGAATTTGATTTAAAAACAAGTGCTTCTGACGTAGCTTTTGTAGTAGGGTTTAACGGAAGCGACAACGTAAGAATTGCTCCCTCTAATTTAGGTGGTGGTGCAACAAGTTTAAATGGTCTTAGCGATTGTTTAGTAGATACAAGTAGTTTATACGTTGGCGAGCCATCAAGTAGTTTGAGTGGTAATCCACAAGGAAATACTACTTTAGGAATAAATGCAGGTCAAAATCTTACATCAGGTAGTAGTAATACAATGATAGGAGATGCAGCAGGTGGAGCTATGACAAACTCTAGTAATAATGTTTTGATAGGTGCAAAAGCAGGAGATGCTTTAACTTCTGGTGGACAAAATACTGCTGTAGGTTTCGAATCTTTAAGCGCAGAAGATACTCACGGAAAAAATGTAGCTATAGGCTTTAGGTCTTTGAAAAAGTTAAACGCTGGAGCAGATTCTTATAATGTAGCAATTGGACATTCAGCAGGTGCAAATAATGTATCAGGAGTTGAAAATGTTATAATAGGTGGTTTAGCTGGGGATAATTTAACAACTGGCTCTGAAAACGTAGTTGTAGGACATCAAGCCTTAAGTGCAGAAGATAATCACGGAAAAAATGTGGCTATTGGTTACTATGCTTTAAAAGATCAAAACGCTGGATCTGATGCTTACAATGTAGCTGTAGGTTATAGTGCTGGACAAAGTATATCTACAGGTTTCCGTAATGTTATTTTAGGTGGCTCAGCTGGGGCGGCTCTTACAACTGGTGCTTATCACGTTGCTATAGGTTTTGAAGCTTTAAGCTCAGAAGATACAGGTGGTAGATCTGTTGCCATAGGATACCAATCCCTTCAAAAACAAAATGCAAGTGGAGATGTTTATAATATAGGTATTGGCTGGGCTGCTGGTCAACAAATTACGTCAGGTACTGAAAATACTATAGTAGGTGGTAAAGCTGGTGATGCTATGACTATTGGTAATCAAAATACTGCTTTCGGTTATATTGCTTTAGGCGCAAACGTAGCTGCTGATAGAAACGTAGCTATTGGACACAGTGCTTTAGCTAATATGACAAGCGCTAGTTCGTCTGATACTTACAACACTGCTGTTGGTTATTTTGCAGGTAATCAAATGACGTCAGGTACTAATAATACATTAATAGGCGCAGAAGCAGGTCAATTTTTAACAACTGCCGAAGCTAATGTAGCAATAGGAGATAATGCTGCAAGAAGTTCCACTGCTGATTATCATATTTCTATAGGTTATGAAGCTGGTTACTCACAAACTTCCGGAACGTCGAACACAAATATAGGTTATCAAGCAGGTAAAAATAATACTACTTCGCAAGATAGAACTATGATAGGTGATGAAGCTGGAGCGTTTCAAACAGGTGCGCAAAACACAGGAGTTGGTAGATATGCTTGTAGACAAGGTACGGGATTACAGAATGTTGCTATAGGAGCAAGCGCTATGGTCGGAAATATGTCAGGTGGATCTTTTAATACAGTTGTAGGTTATAATGCTATGTCAAGTAATGGCAATAAAAGTAATAATGTTGTTGTTGGTAAAGATGCTGCAAGACTTATAACTACTGGTAGTACTAATACTATTTTAGGATCACTAGCTGGAGATAATTTAACTACTGGATCAAATAATATACTTATTGGATATGATGCTACTGCAAGTGCTGTAGGTGTTTCAAATGAAATAACATTAGGTGATGCAAATATAACATCTTTAAGGTGTCAAGTACAAACAATATCATCTTTGTCAGATAGTAGAGATAAAACAAACATACAAGAATCAACTTATGGATTAGATTTTATTAATAAACTAAATCCAGTAACATTTGATTGGGATATGAGAGATGGCGCAAAAGTAGGCGATAAAGATTTAGGTTTTATTGCTCAAGAATTACAAGAGGTTGATAACGAGTGGACACAATTAGTTTATGATAACAATCCAGAAAGACTAGAAGCTAGTTATGGAAGATTGATACCTGTTTTAGTAAAAGCAATCCAGGACTTATCAGCAAAAGTAACAGAATTAGAAAACGCATAAAAATAAAATAATGTATAGAAACGTAGTAACAACAGAAAACACAGAGGAAAGTCACAAAGAGGTAATAACTCTACAGATACCAAGTCAATTAAGCCAAATAGGTGCTGATGAAAATGTAGAAGCAATTAAAGAACATTTTAAGTGGGTTTTAACAAATGACTTTTATAAAAGCGAGTTAACTGCTGAGCAAATTACAGAAATGGAATCTTATCTTCCAAGTGATTACCAAGATCAATACGAAGATTTACCAGTATAATTTGTATATTTATAGAAATATAAAACTATAATTATGGAAATTACAAAAGAACAAATTGCAAGAGTAAATCAAGTTATAAACACATTGCCTATTGCTGTATTAGCACAGGCACAGGAAATAGTTAAAATATTAAACGAAAGTTTACCAAAAGAAGATGAGCAATCCTAAACTAGCTTTAATACCAAGTGGATATAAAGAAGAATTAATATATTCTATACTACCAAGTAATGGTGGTGGAGATTTTCAATTTGATAGAGAAAGTTCTGGCACTAGGGTAAATAAAGATGGACTTATAGAAACAATGGCAACTGATTTTCCAAGATTAGATTGGCTTAATAGTGATTGTCCAAGTTTACTTATGGAAACATTAAGAACAAATAGACAAATTAGGTCAGAGGAGTTTTCTGATTCGGCTTGGATTAAACAGTCAGATATTACAGTGACAGCTAATCAAGTTATAGCACCTACTGGAGAAATGAGTGCAGATAAGGTACAAAGAGGCTCAACTGTTGACACAAATAACTATATATCAGATTCTATTACTAAGTCATCTGCTGCTGCTTTAGACCTAACGACTTCCGTTTTTGTCAAACAAGGTGAAGGAGATTTTTTTGCTTTTAGAACGCAAGGAACTTATGCTAATGGTAGAGGTGAAGCTATTTATCAATTTAGTACAAACACTTTAACTGTAAGTGCTTCTGGTCAAGTTTCTGTTGTTACGTCAAGTGTTGAAAATTATGGTAGTGGTTGGTACAGATTATCTGCTACTTTTAACACAGATGCAAACGGACAAGCTTTTACTTTTTTTAGCCCAAGAGCTACAAGTGGTCAGATAGACCAATCAGACACATCTACAAGTGCTTTTGTTTATTTATGGGGTTGTCAAGTAGAAGAAGGATCAAGCTTGTCAAGTTACATAAAAACAACAAGTGCAGCAGTAACAAGAGAGGCAGATGTTTCTAGTATTACAACGCCAAGTGGTGTTACACAAATAGTAGAAACGTTTTCAAACAACACAACAAATACAATAACTTCTATACCAAGCACATACTCAATAAGTAGCGGAAAAATTAAAAAGGTAATTATGACATAATGAAAAAGTGGGCAAAATACGAGTTTAATAATAAAGAGCAATTTGAAGCTAAGGCAGAAAATCTAACAGCTAAATATATAGCTATTGTTAGATTAGGCAATATTGAGCTAGAAGATGGAAACGAAACACAAGAAGCAGTACTAAGTAATAAATACCACGTTGATATTATATGGCAAGATATAGAAGATCATCCTTATGGATGGAAGTCATACGCTGTTGCAGTTACAGACGGTACTGGTGTACATAGTTTTTATGGTGTAGACTATCAAGAGTTTAAGTTATGAGAATATTTTTTTTGTTATTAGCTTTTAATTGTTATGGTCAATTATTGACAGAAGAAGATAAGCAACAACATTTTATAGCTGGTGCAGTATTTTCAGCACCTACTTTTAGTGAGGTATATTTAAAAACAAAAGATATAGGAAAAGCTTTTACAAGTGGTTTATTAGTATCTACACTTGTAGGTACAGGTAAAGAACTAATTGATGATAAATTTGATAAAAGAGATTTATTAGCTACTATGCTAGGCTCTATAACAGTAAACACATTATTAACAACAATACTAATTATAAATGATAAAGGCATTAAGATATTTGGCAAACAAATTAGAGGAATTTAAAAATACATTAATTGTAAAGTGGAATAACTTTTTAGATAAAATAAAAATGTAATGGCAACAGAGGTAAGCGAAAACACTAAACTAACTTTAGATTTAAAGACAATAGCAATGATTGTATCTTTTGCTGTTAGTTTATGTACTGTTTATTTTAGCTTAAAATCTGATATAGCTGTAGCAATGACAGAGCCAAAGCCAGAAGTAACTTCTACAGAGTTTAGATATAAAGATGAAATAATACGCAAGGCTATTATGACAACACAAGAAGATGTGAAAGAGATGAAAGAAACTCTTAAGTTGTTAGAGTCTAGGATGTACGAAATAACAAAAAAATGAGATATTTATTTCTATTATTTTGTTTAGGTTTACAAGCTCAAGATTATAAAGATGGTATATCAATAGTTCAGTTTTCTGCTGAGTTTACAAAAAGTAGTGAAATATCACTAAAGCCATATAAAAGCTACAATACGCATTTATTTTATATGAGTAAAAACTCAAAGATATTTGACAAAAACAAAATAGTTTATATACCTACTATTTGTATTTATAACGATGGAGAGCTTGTTAAGAAGATAGAAGCTGGTATTAACTTAAAACTACCAGAGGACACAAACGACATAATAAAAGAAGAAATAGACAACATACTAAACAACCAATTCTAATGAGATTTATATTTATAGCTTTATTTTTTGCAATTAATGTTAATGCACAAATACTAAAAAAGGTATTTAAGTATTCTACTTTATATGCTGCATACACACAGACAAACTCTATACAACCACAAAAAACATTTTACGTTACACAAAGTAGTGAACTAATAGAAACTACACGCAGAAACCCAGCAGATGAAATAAGAACAATAGGTTTTAGAAAACTAGCCTTTTTTGGCTATGAAGATAAAGAAAGATTTTATGATGGATCAGAGCAAAACAATTCTATAAACTCTAACATAGGAAACGTTAAAGGACTAGAGTATTTATTTGAATACCAAAAAGGAATACAACAAGGTAGAGAGTTTGAAAACAAACAATACTTTATAAGATACTTAGCCAAATGGTGGATAGCAAAAGGAGAAGTAAACCAAAATCAACTTATTGACCTCAACTATAAAAGTGCAGATATAAGACTTAGACTACCTCTATCTAAAAAGTTATCTATTAGCTTAGGTGGAGTGTATAGAACTTATGACAAGGCTTACGGACATAACCCAATACAAAAATATTTAGAAAATAATAACTGGTGGTATTTAAGTTATGAGTACGGACACTATGATGTGCCTTATGATTGGACTTTACCAGATGGTCAAACAGGCTTTGAGTATTTTTGGTTTGACCAGAATGACAACTTAATATCCTATTCAGACTTAGACTACAGAAATAGTATTTATGGTAATTTAGTAAACAGATACAATAGAGAACAGTTAGCACTTATAGGTGGTTTTGCAGATGTTTCTGCTGTTGTAGGTTTAGATTTTTATCATTACAGAAAGTCTTTTTGGATGCACATATACGGAAACGTATTACCTAAACACAAATTAGTAGAGGGAGATGAAAAGTATTCTTATGGTGCTTTTGTAGGTAATGATGATTGGATTGACTATAGTCTAGGTGGTAGCTTTGGCTTGAGAATAACAAAAACCTTTGGGTTATTTGCAGAGCTTACTAATCAAAGATGGTGGGATAGAGAACTAAAAACAATTAAGGTAGGTGTAAATATTAGATTATGACAAAGAACTTTAACTTAAGCGAATTTGAATGTAAGGGCAGCTGTAAAGACTGTGGAGATGATTGTGAAATGCCACAAGAGGTTTATGAGAATATTGTAAAACTAGCACAGCAATTACAAATACTAAGAGATTATATTGGTAAGCCAATAAGTATAAATAGTGCTTATAGAAGTCCAGAGCATAACGCTAGAGTTGGTGGCTCTAAAAAATCACAACACTTATTAGGCAAAGCATCTGATATAACTATAAAGAATTACAAACCAACTGAGGTATATAAAATTATAGAGGGGTTAATAGACGATGGAGAAATGTTACAAGGAGGTCTTGGACTATATGACACATTTGTACATTATGATATTAGACGAACAAAAGCTAGATGGGATTATAGAAAAAAATAGATATGTCAAAGAAGAAATTTAAAGATACTACAGTAGGTAAAATATTATTAGGTGCTGCTGGTGTAATAAATCCAACATTAGGAAAAGTCTTAGAGGGTGTAACAAATCCTAAAGAAGCTATAGCTGAAATTACAAAAGCTGATGTTTCTAATGACGATAAAATTAAACTACAACAATTAATATACGAACAACAAAACAAAGAGATAGAATCTATAACTAGCCGATGGAAGGCAGATTCTTTGTCTGATTCTTGGATGAGTAAAAACGTTAGACCCTTAGTTTTAATTTGGTGTATATGTGTTTTTTCTTTAGCTGGTCTATTGGATAGTGTTGAGGATATACCATTTACAATAAATGAAACTTGGAACGACACGTTTGAAAAAGTTATGATGGCTGTTGTTTTAGCATACTTTGGTGGACGAACAACAGAAAAAGCTACTTCGCTATTCAAAAAATAAATTTTTTTATTTAAAATATAATATATAACTTTACACCATTTATTATTAAATATATATCTTGGTATAAATAAATAGATAGATATTGGTATAAATAAAAAGCTAAAAAAAGTTATAAATAAATATAAGACATCTGAAATCTATTCAAATGCCAAAAAAACTATCTAGAAAAAATCTTATAAAAAAACTTGATAGTGTGTTTAGTGAGTATATTAGAAGAAAATATGCT